GCTTGGCTGCGTGCTCCCATGCTCTGCCCCAAAGCGGCGCCAGGCCGTCAGCCTTGGTTCGCTCCATCCGCTCTTCGACCCAGTCGTCAAAGCCTCGCATGATCTGGCCAGCCATCCCGGCAAAGTTCAGCTCGATGGGGCTGGCTGGGTCCAGGCCCAGGATCCCGCACTGCAGCTCACGGGCTGCCTTCATCCACTCGACCACCTCGGCCGGCGGCTGGCCGATGCCCACGTAGTTCTTGGGCACGCGCTTGTCTGGCACAAAGAGGATGATCATCCGGTTGAGGTAACCGCTGACCACGTCCTGGCTGCCAAGGGCTGGCCACAGCGTCTCCGGCGTTGTCGTGCCGTGCAGGCCCACGCACGGGTAGGCAATGTCTTTGCGGGCCTTGAGCTTTCGGTCTGCGTACTCGGTGCCGTGATAGATCGTGCCGGCCGAGCTGAACAGCTTCATCAGGTTGGTGACGATCGAGGCCAGGTGAGGTCCAGCCCCCTTGGTGGCCACGGCCTTGAGCATCAGGCCCAGCTCGTCGATCTGGAACAAAGAGCAGGGATGGTCCGCAGCCCGCGACAGCAGGGCAGTGCCCGAGGCGATCTCTTCCCCGCCGAGCAGGTCCGACAGACCTGCAGCCTGGAACAGCACCTTGACGCACTTGCGAGCATGGTCCTTGCCGGCTGATGTCCCCGCCACGCCCACGAGGTAGTAGTTGGTGCGCAGGCCAGTGGTGGTGGCCACCTTCCGGCCGAGCACCGTGCCGACGATCGACAGGGATGCAGCCAGCGCCAGGATGGGCTGGGGCTTTTGAGCTGACTGCAGGATCCACTCAGCGATCTGCTGAACGATCCCGCCAGGCTTCAGAAGGTGCTCAGGGTAATCCGGCACGTCGTAGGCCATCTCCTCAGTCACAGCAGCAGCCGCGGCCTTGAGAGCCGATTTGGGCACGGCCACCACAGCGATCGGCTCGTCCAGCTTTTTCTTCCTCGCCTCTTGCCTGGCCAGCGCCTCATCTAAATCAATGACCGCATCTGGTGCATGTTTAGGCGGGTGCCTTTCGACGCCTGTCACCCTCGCCGCCTCATCGAGTGCGCTCTTCATATCACCATTGTGATATGCCAGGCACATCACATCAAAGGCATCGTGTGCGTACCCATCTGCTAAAGGATCGCTGCCGTGATGGCTGTAGCACTTGGGGTGATCCTGGTCGTTAAAAACAACCACTCCGGGTATCTTTGTGCTCGAACTGGGAGCAAGCCAACGGTTGCCAATTTGGCGATAACCCGCTGTGTGTAACAAGTCCTCAAGTTGTGTAGCCTTGTTGTACGCGCCGATGATGCCGCTGCCTTCAGGCGTGACCGTGCGACCTGCTTGCACGTAGCGCCGGCCGACGCGCATCTTTTGCCATGGGCAGAGGTTCTCAATCTCTTCGCGAAGGCCCGAGCTTTTGTCTGCAAGCGCCCTCCAAAAATCCAAAAACCTTGTCGGAATCTGCGGCAGCTCGTCAAAGTCCCAAGGCGCCTTGCCTTCGGCCCATGTGTAGTAGTGACCATCTGGGTGCAGTGATGGTGGCAATACGTCCTGATTGGGTCCGGCGCGAAACTCAATGATGGTGAACCTGTCCACTGGGGATGTGGCGTTTTGTTTCGGCCATGTGACCTTAAGCAAAGGCATGTCTGCAGGCACGCCAGCGAAGATCGCTTTGTCCCTGTTTGCCTTGCTGCGAATGCGCAGCCCGATGTCCATGATCTCGTCATAGTCCAGGCCAAACTCTTCAAGGATTACACGAGCCCAGGCCTCGTCATCAACGTCCAGCGCACCAGTACCCGAAGGCTGATGCACGAGGCCCATATTTTGCAGGCCAGTAGCTAACTTGTTAGTGACTCTTTCGGGACTGTTGACCAGCTCCGATGGTGAGTTCCAGCCTGGGTGATTCGGTCCCTTGGACTTCATCGGCATCATCACAAGGGACCATCCCCGCTGCACATAAGCATGCGCGTGATCGATCTGTCCGCGCTGTTCTGAGGTCAGATTTTCCTGACTTTGCGTATCACTTTGTGTGCTCATTTTTTTTCCGCTTTAGACAAGCCGCTTTGAGAGGAGAAAGGCGACCCGACGGACTCCGAGAAGCGGTCGAAAAACGGATAGGGTGGCCACCCCCCGCCGGGTCTAAAAATCAGCATTGTGATATTTGTTGCTGAGCTTAAAATTAGTTCACGAGCGTGATAATCTCAACGCGGCTTTATCCGCCTTTAGGCGGCCCTTTGTCGCGTGCTCGATCCGTAACTGCTGAAGGTCAGGGATCTTTCCTCTGGTCTTCCAATTTGACAAAGTGGGCTGCGTGCAGCCCAAGGCCGATGCCGCCAGGGACTGGGTTCCAAAGTGCTTGAGGAGTTGTTCAAATGTCATTTAGATGTGAAATCGTTGATACCGTGAAATTCATCAGCCGAACTATAGCTCATCTGATAAGGGTTGTGAAGTTGGGGAAAACCATTGTGAAGGGAAACCACAGTGCAGTCTAAAATTGCTCATCAGGCAACACCTGATGCGTTACAAAGCGTAGAGTTCCAGACCTGGGCGCGCTCCGTTGACATTGGGGAGCGCATCCGATGGTTACTCGAAAGACGTGGTTACACCCAAGTGGAGTTGGCACAGAAGATGAACTTGACCCAAGCAGCCGTCAGTAATTGGATCACCGGCTCCAGTAGGAAACCATCAGCGCCAAGCCTATTAAAGCTTGCTGCAGCACTCGATGCCAACCCGCAGTGGATCATCGTGGGAGAGGGGGATCCTTTCCAGATGCAGGCCATCACCAAAGAGTCAGAACAAGAACTCATGCAGGCCTTCCGCGAGATGGATCCCAAGGCCCAGGCAGCCCTGATCGCTGCAGCTCACGCCATGAAACGCTAGCCAAAATTTACATAGTTGATAAAAAGGTAGGGACTTTGGTCCCTTCTTTTTGCTCGCCAACTTCACAAGTGTTATATTTTAGATGAGTCACTGAAGGCTCACAGGTCTTAATCCCCTCGATTTCGGGGCTGTCTGTTGGACCCGCCCTGCTGGCCGCTTACGAAGCCGAGTGATCGAAGTTCCCCGTTAATATCACAATGATTTTATAAGGAGTCCACCATGCGTAACGCAATGATTGATCTGATCTTCCGCGATGTCCCACTGATGGTCGAGTGCGAGTTCGATGCCGGCGAGCCCGAGATCCGGTGGGGTGACAACGCCTCGCCAGGTGCTGCGGCCGAGGCCATCCTGATTCGCTGCATGGCCGGCGGTGTGGACATCCTGCCCCTGCTGAACGACCAGGCTGTTGCCGAGATCGAGCAGCGTGTAGCCGACGAGCTGGAGGCAGCATGAACGCCGCGCCCGTCTCTGGTCCATGGAAAGTGACCTACTACAACCCTCAGATGGGTCAGCGCTGCACCCTTATTGATGACATCGATGAGGTCACTGCAGACGCGGTGCTGGCCCAGTTTGGCAAGGGTGGGGACAAGCTGTATCGCATGCCCGAAGTGCAGAAAGAATTTGAAGGCGGTGCGGCATGAGCGCCGCCCCAGGCCCATGGTCAACCGACGGCAAGGTCTTGCGAGATGCCAGCGGCCACAGCATTGCAAGCGGTGGCAACAACCGCATGATGGTCACAGGCGACACGCTTGACGCAAGCCTTCGCATAGCTGCGGCGGCGCCTGACATGCTTGAAGCTCTGGTGTTCATTCGAGACACTTTGAATTTCAAAAGAAAACCAAGCTTTGGCGTGAAGGCTAACAACGAAGCACGCGCCTACTTTGGCGAAAAAATTCGAGATGCTATTTTGAAAGCCACGGGGGACAACACCCTCATTGACCCTAACCAAGGAAAGTAATCATGCAAAGAACACAACCCCTCGTCGGCGGCTATCGTACTGAGCCAATCGTTGGCGCCAGCCACCCGGACTTTGTCTGGACTCCAGGCGGTAACGTCCAGGCAACCTGGCGCCGTTTTGGCTGGACCCCAACCAGCGAGCAACGCCAGGCAGCAAACGACGCTGAAAAAACTTCTTGCGAGACTTCACAATTGTGATACTATGAGTCCGTGGTTGATCGAAACCACACCGCCCCGGCCGGATGTCCGGGCACTCCAAAAGGACACGCAACATGCCAGTTATTCAAGTCAACCTCAAAAGCGTTTACGGCAACGTCATGGCCTACCCAGCCAACGAAGCCGCTCAGATCTTTGCTGACATTGCCGGCAGCAAGACCCTCAGCCAGGAAGCGCTGCGCAAGATCATGGCCCTCGGGTATCAGGTCAAGGCCGGCGCCTAATGACCGCCCATCTCGTCAAGCTGGCCATCGCGCTGGCTTACACCGCAACCCTTGTCACCCTCGCGCTGGACCTTTTGGTCTGGCGTCCCAACTGAAAAAAGGAACCACTATGTCACGCACTGTCTCCACCGAAATCAACGCCTACGTTAGCCCCTACGGTAGCTCTGTCGCCGACGTCCTGGGCCGCGAGGACGTTTCCCAGTCCCTGCTCTACACAATCATCGACATAGCGCCCAGCGGCTACACCCTGGTCGGCCGCGGCACGGTCACGGTGGAACTTTTTGACACGGACACACTCGTTGGCGCCGAGATCGCAGCCCTTCGCGAACATGCCCAAAGCATCCGTAGCCAGACTCAAGTCCAGCTCAATGAGATCGAGGACAAGATCCGCAACTTACAGGCGCTCACCTACGAACCAGCTTAAAAAACTACACACGCATATCACCATTGCGATAAACTGGATTTTGAGACGCACGGTAACAACCCACTCCATTTAAGGACACACCATGAAAAGCATTTCCATCAATGAACTCGTCGCCGCCCGCATTGAAGCCAAGCGCAATGAGGACTCCGCCATCCAAGCTCGCCGCAAGATCGACGAGCAAATTTCTACCCTGATGAACAAGGGCAAGGCCGAAGGCACCGAGAGCGTCAAGCTCGAAGACATGGGGCTGAAGGTCTCAGTCACCTACAAGGTCACCCGCAGCGTGGACGCCGACGCCCTGACTGCCGCCTGGTCAACCCTGGCACCCGACGTGCAGTCAGCATTCAAGTGGAATCCAGACGTCAGCGTCAGCGCCCTTCGCAAGCTGGAAGACGGCGCCATCGCTGCCGCCAGCAAATTCATCGAGTCCAAGCCGGCAGCCCCGTCGGTCAAGATCGAGATCGCTTAAACCTCACCGGACATATCACAATGGCTATTCAACTTAAGTCCACCAAAGACGCCGCAATGGACGGCATCAAGATGCTTGTCAGCGGCCCAGCCGGCGCCGGCAAGACCACGCTCTGCGCCACCACGGGCGAGCCCACCATCATCATCAGCGCCGAGTCCGGCCTGCTCTCACTGCGCGGCCACGACATCCCGGTGATCGAGGTCAAGACGCTAGAGGAGCTGCACGAGGCTTACACCTACGTGGCTGGACCTGATGGCGCCGACTTCTCGTGGGTCTGCCTGGACTCCATCAGCGAGATCGCCGAAGTGGTCCTGAACCACGAGAAGAAAACCGCCAAGGATCCGCGCCAGGCGTATGGCTCGCTGGCCGAAAAGATGACTGACTTGATCCGCGCCTTTCGCGACCTTCCTGGCAAGAACGTGCTGTTCCTGTGCAAGCAGGAGAAGACCAAGGACGAGGCGACTGGCGCCCTCCTGTACGGCCCGAGCATGCCAGGCAACCAGCTCAAGAACGGCATCGAATACTTCTTCGATGAGGTGCTCACGCTGCGCGTTGAGAAGGATGCCGAGGGCGCCCCAACACGCTGGCTGCAGACGAGCCGCGACT